TCAAAACTGCCGATGAATCTCCGGAACAACTTCCGGATGGCACCGATCCTACGGTCAAACGCAGCTTCGCCGAGGCTCGTCGCGACCGCGAGGACTACCTGGCACGCACCGCAAAGCTCGAGTACGAAGAACAGCGCGGCAATCTGGTCCCGCGGGCGTTGGTCGAAAAGCTGCTGATGGAGAGCAATAGGCGGGTGCGAGAGGGCATGCTCAACATCCCCGACCGCCTGGCGGCGCAGCTGGCGGCCGAAACGGACCAGCGCCTCGTGCGCCAGATGCTCGACGTCGAGATCCGCAAGGCCCTAGAGAGTCTGGCTGATGATCTCGGGAAGTGAGTCACCGGACTTAGAGCTCGAATACCCGGCGGAGGTCGTTGAAACGCTCTCCCAACAGCTGCGGTACACGATCTCGTTCGCGTTGCGGCCAGACCCGCTGATGTTGGTCAGCGATTGGGCCGACAAGAACCGTATCCTGACAGCGGCCAGCGCCGCGGAGCCAGGTCCGTTCCGTACCAGCCGCACGCCATACCTCAAGGAGATAATGGACTGCCTCTCCTTCGTGCCGCCGTACGACCAGATCACGGACGTGGTCTTCATGAAGGGCGCCCAGATCGGCGCGACCGAGTGTGGGAACAACTTTGTCGGCTACATCATCGACGCGGCGCCCGGCCCGGCGCTGATGGTCATGCCGACCGTCGAGACGATGAAGCGCAACTCCAAACAGCGCATCGCCCCGATGATTGCGGAGTCGCCGCGTCTCCGGGAAAAGGTCAAAGAGGCTCGGTCCAAAGACAGCGGCAACACACTGCTGATGAAAGAATTCCCGGGCGGCGTGGTTGTGATGACTGGCGCCAACAGCGCCGCCGGCCTCCGGTCGATGCCCATGCGCTACCTGTTCCTAGACGAGATCGACGCCTACCCAGGTGACTTGGACGGTGAGGGTGACCCGATTACACTGGCAGAGCAGCGCATGTTAACGTTCCTGCGTCGCAAGTGCCTCAAGACGAGCACCCCGACCATTACCGGGTTGAGCCGGATTGAGCGCGAGTTCGAGGAAAGCGATCAGCGCTACTTCTTCATGCCGTGCCCACACTGCCGCGGGGACATCATCTTCCAGATGAAAGACCTGCGCTGGCCGAAGGGGCTGCCTCAGGAGGCGCAGTACTTCTGCCCGGAGTGCGGGTGCGAGATTAAGTCGCACCAGAAGATCAAAATGCTGTCCGAGGGCCGCTGGAAGGCGACCAACGCCAACGGCCGGAAGGGTTGTGCAGGGTTTCACCTCAGCGGGCTCTACAGTCCGTGGCTGACATGGGCTGACATCGCGCAGAAAAAGCACAGCGCCAAGGAAGACGACACGCAGAACAAGGTCTTCGTCAACACGATCGAGGGCCGCACCTGGGCGGACATGGCGGAAGCGCCCTCGGCCACCGTACTGTTTAAACGTGCTGGCGACCACGACATCGGTCAAGTTGAGGCCTCGATCGTGTTTATCACGGCCGGTGTGGACGTCCAGAAGGACCGCCTCGAGGCCGAGATCGTCGGCTGGAACCGGTGGAAGCAGTCCTTTAGCCTGGACTACATCACTTTTGAGGGTAACACGGCCGAGAAGGCGGTGTGGTTGAAGCTGGACGAGCTGCTTGAGCGCCGATGGCAGCACCCAGGCGGTGCGGAGCTGCAGATTCGCCTGATGGCGGTCGACTCCGGCTATGCGACGCAAGACGTCTACGAGTGGGCGCGGACACAGGACCAGCGCCGCGTGATGGTCACAAAGGGTGTCGACAAGGCGCCCGCCGCTGTTGGCGTCGCCGGCGTTGTGGAAGTCGGTACCCTCGGCAAGAAGCGTAAGATCGGCCTCAACGTCTGGCCGGTCGGCACGCACATGCTGAAAGCTGAGCTTTACCGTTGGCTCAATTTGGACTATGACATCGAGACTGTCGGAGAAGAGCAGATCGCCCATTTCCCGCCGGGTTACTGCTTCTTCCCGGCGTATGACATCGAGTACTTTGAGCAGCTGACGGCGGAGCAGCTGGTCACAACGTGGAAGAAGAACATCCCTAAGCGCGAGTGGCAGAAGACCCGCCGGCGAAACGAAGCCCTGGACTGCCGCATCTACGCCCGTGCGGCGGCGAACGTCATCGGCCTGGACCGGTGGAAGGAATCGGTGTGGACGTCTTACGAGAAGAGGCTACACGTGACAAGGACAACCGATCCAAAGCCGGAGGCGGAGGTGCCCGATGTAGGAATTCCTATATCGCCCAATGACGCACCAAAACCGGTTGAAAAATCAACGCCTCAAGTGGCACGTTCCAAGGTTGCTAGGGCTCGCCGGTTTGGGCGCAGTAAATATCTGGGACGGTGATGGCCTACACACAAACTCAGCTTGACGCACTGAAGGCTGCTTACGCAGAGGGCGTCTTGGTGGTGACGTATGACGGCCGCTCGGTGACTTACCGCAGCCGCGCCGAGATGCGGGCAATCATCTCCGATATCCAGGCCGAAGTGAACGCTACCTTGGGCACGCCGAAAAAGCGCCTGCGTCAGGTGCGCGTTACTACAGGGAAGGGGACCTGATGTCTCGTCCGTTCGCCCGCCTCGCGCAGGGCATCGTCAACAAGCTCAGTGGTTTGCCGTTCGCCTACGGCAACGAGCGGGCGGATGCCTTTACGCCGGGTGGGACGTCGCCGTCCAACATCTTCGGCGGGCTGCCGAACTATGACGCGGGGTCGGTGACCCGCCGCGCCGCCAATTGGGGCGGCACGGACAATGGTCCGAACGCCCTCATCATGACGGATGGTTGGCTGCTGCGCCAACGGTCGCGCGACACCATCCGCAAGAGCCCTTACGCAAATGCAATCCTCGAGGCGTTGGTCGCCAACATGATTGGCAATGGCATCCGGCCGCTCTCGAAGGCACCGGACGCCATCAAGAAGGCGGTGTCGGACCTGTTCGCCGACTGGTGCTGCGAGGCCGACTACACCGGCGTGACGGACTTCTACGGACTCCAGGCGCTCGCCTGCCGCGAGACCATCGAGGGCGGCGAAGTATTTATCCGCCGGCGCGACCTGCCCAAGTCCAGCCAGAACGCCGTGCCGATGCAGATCCAGCTGATCGAGTCGGAGCAGCTGAACCTGACGCTTTTCCAGGTGCTCGCGAACGGCAACTATGTCCGCGCCGGCATCGAGTTCAACCCGGCCGGCAAGCGGGTGGCCTATTGGTTCTACAAGCAGCACCCCGGTGAGGCGCTCTATCAGGTCACTGCGCTCGACCTGATGCGTATCCCTGCCGAGCAGATCGCCCATGTCTTCCGCCCATTGCGTGCCGGGCAGAACCGCGGGCTGCCGTGGTTGACCGCGGCCCTGCTCAAGCTGCACGACCTGGACAAGTACGATGACGCCGAAGTGCTTCGCAAGCAGATTGCCGCCATGTTCGCGGCGTGGGTCCAGAAGGCCGGTGACGACCCAAACGAGGCCGACCCGCTTGGCTCCACTGACAAGGGGGACGGCACTGGCACGTTGTCGCTGGAGCCCGGCATCATCAATGAGTTGGAGCCCGGCGAGACGGTGACCTTCAGCCAGCCGGCGGACCTCGGTGGGCAGTACGACATCTTCATGCGCACGCAGATCCAGGCTATCAGCTCGGCGGCGAACGTGCTTTACGAGCAGACCACGGGTGACCTGCGCGGCGTCAACTACTCGTCGATCCGTGCCGCACTGCTCGAGTTCCGCCGCAAGATCGAGATGTTCCAGCGCACCATTATCATCTATCAGATGTGCCGGCCGATCTTCGGCTGGTTCATGGACGCATCGGTGATGGCCGGGCTGCTGCCGATCAGCGCCTCGGTCTACCAGAATGACCTGCGCACGTTCCGTAACGCCAAATGGGTCACGCCCGGCTGGCCATGGGTTGACCCGGCGAAGGACATGGCTGCGAACAAAGAGGCCATCAAGGCCGGCCTGGCGTCGCGTACCGGTATCGTCTCCCAAGGCGGCCAGGACGTCGAGGACGTCGATGCCGAGATCGCCGCCGACCGCGATCGCGCCGACACGCTCGGGCTGCAATTTGATACTGATCCCAACGAAGCGGCGCAGTACGGACGGGGCGCGGCAGCCCCCATTGCGCCCGACGACGGTAGCGAGCCTGTTGCCGCGCCGGGACAACCGGGACAAGCACCGTCTGGCGCGCCGTCGCCGACCAGCAAACCCGCACCCAAGAGGGCCGCAAAATGAGGACCGACCTCCCCGAGCTGACGCGCATCGCCGCGCGTATCTTCGACGTGCCGCTCCTGATCGAGCCGCACAAGTTCGAGATGCTGATGCACGTGCTGAGCGACCGCCTCGGTCTCTCCGAACTCGAGATTAACGGGGAGGTGGTGCCGTTGCATGCGGACCTCAGCGCCCAGATGTCCAGCCAAATCTTCACCGGCCAGGAGCGCAAGCCCTACGCCATGAACCGGGACGGCATTGCCCTGATCCCGGTCTACGGCACGTTGGTGCGGCGCTCGAGCGGCTTCGACGCGATGTCCGGGATGACCAGCTACGCACAGCTCTCGCGCACGTTCGCCGCCGCCATGGCGGACCAGGACGTGCTCGGTGTCATGCTGGACGTTGACTCGCCTGGCGGTGAGGCCGCCGGCGTGTTCGAGTTCGCCAGCAAAATCTTCAATAGCCGTGGCGCCAAGCCGGTGCGCGCGATCGCGAACGAGTCCGCCTACTCGGCGGCGTACGCCATCGCCGCAGCTGCCGACCGGCTCTACATCTCGCCGACGACTGGCGGCGTTGGCTCAATCGGCGTCATCACGGCGCACATGGACCGGAGCAAGTATCTCGACAAGCAAGGCATCAAGGTCACGACCGTATTCGCCGGCGCCCGCAAGAACGACGGCAATCCAAACGAGCCCCTGTCCGACGAGGCCCAGGCCACGATGCAGGCGCGCGTGGACCGGCTCTACGACATCTTCACGCAGCACGTCGGCATGACGCGCGGTGACAAGGGTCTCACTGCGGAGAAGGCGCGGAAAACTGAGGCACGCCTCTACCAAGGCGCCGATGCCGTAAAGAATGGCCTTGCGGACGCCGCCATGACGCAGGAGGATGCCCTATCGGAATTTGCGGCCGACGTGAAGTCCAAGAATCCTGGGCACTTCAGCGTCGGCATGGCTGATCAACAGACCAAGGAGACTCTGATGTCGACGGAAGCGGAGAAGGCAGCGGCGGAGAAGGCAGCGGCGGAGAAAGCCGCGACCGAGAAGGCAGCGTCGGACAAGGCGGCGGCCGAGAAGGCCAGCACCGTCACGGCGCTCGATGCACACCGCAAGGAGGGCCACGCGGCCGCTCTGGCGTATGCCCGTGAGGTGACGCAGTTGTGCGCCCTCGCCGGCAAGCCGGAAATGGCCGCTTCCTTCATCGACAAAGAGGCTGCCATCTCCGAAGTCCGCGAGAAACTCCTTGCGACCCGCGCGAGTTCGCAGGACAACAGTGCGTTGGAAACGCACGTCGACATGCTCGGCAAGAACGGCCTGGACTCGGCCGCGCTCGCCAGCAACCCCATCGTCGCCGCCTGTGACAAGTTGGGCGCGCAGATGCGGGCGAGCGCGGGCATCAAGTAGGTCACACGGGCTGAGGCCCTAGAGCGAGGACACCACAATGCCGAATATCGTCGATACCCCTTACCTTGGCGAAATCATCCTCTGGGAAGAGGAAGTTCGCTACAGCCGGTCGGTCGGCACCCTCATCGCGGGCCAAAAGCTCGCCGCGGGCTCCGTCCTCGGCCTCATCACCGCCTCGGGCAAGCTGACGCAGTTGGCGCCGGCCGCCGTCGACGGCAGCCAGACCGCCGTCGGCGTCTTGGTGTTCCCGGTCGATGCGTCGGCCACGGGCACCAACGCCGACACCGCCGCGGTCTATCTCGCGCGCATCTCCATCGTGAAGGACACCGGGCTCGTGTACCCCGGCGGCATCACGGGACCGCAGAAGATCGCGGCAAACTCGCAGCTCCAGACTGCGGGCATCCTCATCCGGCCGACCGTCTAAGTAGACGGGAAGCTCGACGCAAAGCCAGGCAAGGACGACTCAAATGGTTATGAACAACCCCTTCAACAACCCGGCGTTCAACCTGGCTGCGTTGACCGTTGGCATCAACAAGCTGCCGAACCTCTACGGGCTTATCAACAAGCTCGGCGTGTTCCCCGACCGCGGCGTGCCCGTGCGCACCGTGATGGTCGAGGAATACCAAGGCATCCTCAACCTGCTGCCCTCCAAGCCGGTTGGCTCGCCGGGCACCGCCGGCCGCCAGGGTCGCCGCACGCTGCGCTCCTTCGTCATCCCGCATATTCCGCATGACGACGTCATCCTGCCCGAGGACGCGCAGGGCATCCGCGCCTTCGGCACGGAGACCGGGTTCGAGAGCCTCGCCGGCGTTATGGCGCGGCGCCTCGGCACCGCCCGTCGCAAGCACGACATCACCTTGGAGTGGCTCCGCATCGGGGCGCTGCAGGGACTCATCACCGACGGCGACGGCGTGACCACCCTCTACAACCTGTTCACCGAATTCGGCATCGCGCAGCAGGTCTTCAACTTCAACTTCTCCAACGCGGCGTTCGACGTCAAGGGCCAGTGCCTCGCGGTGAAGCGCTTCCTCGACGACAATCTCCTCGGCGAGACCGCCGACGGCGTGCAAGCGCTGGTCTCCGAGCAGTTCTTCGACGCCTTCTCGAACCACCCGCAGGTCATCGAGGCCTATAAGTGGTGGCAGTCGTCGGACTTCCTGCGCAGCGACTACCGCGGCGGCCAGACGATGCTCGGCACGACGCAGGTTGCCAACGGCTTCTCGTTCGGCGGCGTCAACTGGCAGGAGTACCGCGGCAAGGCAACGTTGGGCGATGGCACCGTCAAGAAGTTCATCGCCGACAATACCGGCCTCGGCTACCCGACCGGCACGACCGACTCGTTCGCCACTTACTACGCCCCGGCGGACTTCAACGAGACCGTCAACACGATCGGCCTCCCGGTCTACGCCAAGCAGAAGCCGCGTGACTACGACCGCGGAACGGACCTGCACACGCAGTCCAATCCGCTGCCGCTGTGCCACCGCCCGGCACTGCTCGTCAAGTTCACGATGAGCTAAACCGGCCAGGGCGCCGGAACTAAGGCACGGGCCGGGGCGTTTCAACGCGCTCCGGCCCGTTTGTTTGAAGGAGTCTTCGTATGGCAAAAGTTCCCGGGTACGTGCCGCAGGTTGGCGGCCCCTATCTCGACGGCTTCGCGCCGGCCCTCAGCGACACGGTCGATCTCGTGGCGCCGACGCAGGCGATCTACGCCGCAGCCGCCGGCAACGTCAAGGTGACGATGGCCAGCGGTGCGCAGCTCACCATTCCGGTCGTCGCCGGCGGTATCCTGCCAGTCGTCGCCACGCGCATCTGGGCGACCGGCACGACCGTTGCGGCGGCCAATCTCGTCTGCCTCACCTAATGCCGAACTACGCCGCGATAGCTGCTGGCGCAACGTTCCGGTTACTCGGCATCCCGGTGACGTGGACGCCTATTGCAGGTGGCGCCCCTGTCACCTGCCTGGCGCTTGTACGGACGCCGGATACCAACTTCCCTCTCGGCCCGTCGACCATTCAGGCGACGCAGCTGTTGCTGGAAGTGTTGCAGTCTGACCTGCCGGAGGTGCTTCCCGGCGACACCTTCCTCGCCAATGGCGAGACGTACACCGTCCAGGGCACACCGAACGCCGATCCCGAGCGGGTGGTCTGGAAGGTCAACGTCGCCCTCTGATGCCAATCACCGTCTCCGTCCAGATTGACAGCAGCGGTCTCGGGCAGCTGCTTGGCGACTACCCGAAGCGGGCCGGGCAGGCGATCGTCGGCGGCCTCCGAGAGATCGGTGACCTGACGAAGACTCGGCTGCGTGCCCAGGTTCAGGCGTCCGGCCTCGGCGTGCGCCTCGGGAACACTTGGCAGCTGCAAGTCTATGAAAACCAGCTGCTTAACGCGACGGCGCTTGTCTACAGCAAGGCGCCAAAGCTGATGGGCGTCTACAGCAAGGGCGCCATTATCAAGCCGCAAGGTGGGCGTAAATCCCTGGCCATTCGCACCCGCGACTGTCCCGCGAAGGGAACGGACGGGAAGTCGTGTATGCCGCGGAACTTCCCGGTTGGGCGCCTTGGTCCGTTGCGGTACGTCCCGCCGCTCGGTGGTCGCCGGTATGGGATGCTTGTTATCAACAACGCAAAGCTAGGGTCGAAATCTGTTCGGGCAGCCTCCGCCTCGGCGCTTGCCCGTGGCACTGGACTTGTCACGGTCCCGATGTTTGTGCTAATACCGTTTACAACGGTACGGAAGCGCTTGGACCTAGACCTCGTTGCTGGTCAGGCCACGGCGCAGCTGCCTGGTGCCATCGTGGCGAGGTTGTCTTGACGAAACGGGAGCAAATACTCGGGGCCGTCTTGGCGGCATTGAGGACCGTGCCTGGCGCGACGGTGCTGCGCAATGCTTCCGTGCCGCAGCAGGTTCCCGCCGCTGGCATCGTCATCCTGCGCGACGGCGACCCAGGCGTTCCGGACGTGTCGTTGAACCCGCCGCGTTACTACTATGAGCACGCTGCCGAGATTGAGGTCTACGTCAAAGACCACGACGACGCAGCCCGTGACGCGGCGTGCGACTTGCTGGTTTTTAACGTTGGACAGGTGCTTGTCCTCGACCGCACGTTTGGCGGTCTGACGGACTACGCCGAGGCCCATGCGCCGGTTGCCGAACTCGAGCCGATCGAAGGCTCGGCCGCCGTGAAGCATCAGACGATCCCGTTTCACCTGACTTACTTCTTGGACAACCCGCTGGGTTGAGGAGAGCACGATGGCGCGTTCACTTGGCACTACCGCAACCCTGAAGGGTGCGTTTGAGACCGGCGTCTACGGCGTGCCGATCGGTGGCGGACCCGGCACCATGCACAGCCTGCCGTTCAAGAGCTGCGACCTCGGTTCTGTCCAGGGCCTCATTGCCTCGGACGTGATCGGCCAGGGCCGCGACCCGCTCCAGCCCATCCTTGACGTCATCAACGTCGATGGCAACGTCACCGTGCCCGTCGATTTCAATAGCATCGGCTTCTGGTTGAAGGCGCTGTTCGGCCAGCCGATCGACACCGCGATCAAGGCGACCGGTAGTATCACGGTCGCGACGCAGCCCGTGGTTGGCGAGACTATCACGCTCAACGGCACAGTGTGGACGTTCATCGCCAACGGCGCAGGTCCGGTCGGCAACCAGATCGCACTCGGCACCACGGCGCTGAATACCGCCATCGCAATCCAAGCGGCGCTCGCTGCCTCGGTTGAGGTCCAGACGGCAAAAAACCTCTACACCATCGTCGGCTCTGTGGTCACTGCCACGGCTGTCCTCGGTGGCAGCCTCGCCAACAGCTACACTCTCGCGACCAACAGCGCCCATCTGACGCTGTCCGGCCCGACGATGACCGGCGGCTGCTGGCAGCACGTTTACAGCTCCGGTGTGTTCCCGGTCCCCTCCTTCGACTTGGAGATCGGCCACCCGAGCGTGCCGGAGTTCTTCCTCGAGACCGGCGTGCTGGCCGACAGCATCGCGTTGAGCTTCCAACGGTCCGGCCTCGCCAACGCCGTGATTGCCCTCATCGCCCAAGGTGAGACGCCGCAGACCGTGACCCTGGACAACGCGCCCTTGCCGTACACCTACGTGCCGGCCGGGCAGTTCCAGGGCTCTGTCCTGTTGAACGGGGCGCAGCTCGCCAACGTGACGACTGCCGCGGTGACCTACAAGAACAACATCGAGAAGGTCGAGACGATCCGCAACGACGGCAAGATTGACGGTGGAGACCCGCTGGTCGCCTCGCTCGACGGCACCGTGACGACCCGCTTCGCCGACATGGCAATGCTGACGCTCGCAACCAGTGGCACGCCGGTCGTGCTGGACTTCGCCTACACGAAAGACGTCTCGCACTCGATGGTCGTGCACTGCCCGACCGTCTACCTGCCGAAGCCGAAGCTGAGCATCACTGGCCCCGGCGGCGTCCAGGTGCCCTTCGCGTTCCAGGCTGCCAAGGACCCGGTCTCCGGGCTCATGTGCACTGTGACGCTGAAGAATGACGTGGCGGCGTACTGACCATGCGCCTCGGCAAGTTCGTTGAACAGGTGCTGCCGCTTGGGAGTGGGGTGAACGTTCGCGTGCGCCCCATCTCTACGGCGGTGATCGCGCTGGCGCGTGACATGGCGCGAGAGCGGCTGACCGCCCTCCGTGCCAGCCCGCCGGAAGGCCTCTCCTTCGACAACCCCGCGCATGTTAGGGCGTTGTCTCAGGAGCTGTTTGAGGTGTCGTTGGGCGTGGCAGCGATCGTAGGGTGGGAGGGCGTAGAGGACGCCGCCTCTCCCGTGCCGGCGCCCGTCACGCCGGAAAACGTTGAGTTGCTGATGCGCATGTGGCCCATCGGCGATGAGTTTATGAAGAAGTACTTCTTCAAGTCGGCCGCGCAGCTCGTGGTCGCCGAGGGAAACGTCTCAAGGCCCGCGCCGAGTGGCACTTTGGCGGGGGCCGCAGCTTCTGTGCCGGATGTCGAGCAACAGACGAGTCCTGCGCCAGCGGCCAGCCAGGTTTAAACGGGGAATACTGCCCGTACATCGCCAACGCCCCGGTGACTCTATCCGCGCAAGAAGCGTGGGACGCCGTGTGCCATGGCGAACCACAGTTGCGATTCCACCCGGCCGGGCACATACTTGGCATTGACCAGATTGGCGTGTTGCGGATTGCCGAGCTGCTTGGCTACGACGTCGAGGAACTCGTCAAGTACTTGCCGCCGATAGAGGCCGGTCTCCTAGACGGGATCGCACTGCTCAAGGGACAAGGCCATGCCGGGGAGTAATGCTGAGACACGGGTAGGCATTAAGCTGGTCACCGAGGGCGGCCAGCAGGTCGTCGTCGACTTCCAACAGGTCGGCGCCGCGGCCAAGAAGGCGCTTGCCGAGATGCAGATGGCACCCGGCGCTTCGTCCGGCATGTTGGCGGTCGACGAGGCCGGCAAGCAACTCACCAAGACGTTTGAAGACGCCGCCTCGAGCGGCGGCGGCTTCTCGAGCATTCTGACCAAGCTTGGTCCCGGTGGCCTGGCCGCAGCTGCGGGCCTCGGCCTCTTGATCGAGGGCGCCAAGCGGGTCGTTGAAGGCGTAGCCGAAGAGGAAGATGCTGTAACACGTTTAAACGCTGTCCTCAAGGCGACGGGGAACCAGACCGGTCAGACGGCCGGCAGCATCAAAGAGTTCGCGCTGCAGATGCAGGCGACGACAAAGGTTACCTCCGAGTCTGTGATGGACTCGGCCGCCGTGCTGGCGTCGGCGAACGTTGTCACCGGGGACAACTTCACGCGCACCCTCAAGGTGGCGCAAGACCTCTCGACCGTCATGAAGACGGACCTCCCGAGTGCGACGTCTCTGCTCGCCAAAGCCCTGGCCGACCCGGAGAAGGCTGCTCAGGCCCTGCGCCGGGCGCACGTCAACCTTGGTGCTGATACGAAGGCCATGGTGGACGAATTCGTCCGCGCGCGCGAGCCGATGAAGGCGGTTGAGGCCATCCTCGGCGACTTGGAGAAGCGCGTCGGGGGCGCCGGTGAAGCCGAAGGTGGGACGCTGTCCGGTAAGGTTGTCATCCTCAAGGATTCCTTCAAAGAGTTGTTCACAACCATTGGCGACGACACCAATGTCGGCTCCGGCCTCAAGAGCTTCTTGCAGTGGATGATCGACCACAACGCCCAGATCGTTAAGAACTTGAAGCCGGACGATGTCAGCAACCAAATCGTCGCGGCAAACCAGGACCTGATTACCGCGCAGAAGAACCTGCAAGACGCCACCGCCCATCCGGTTCAGGCGGCTCTCCAGGGCATTAGCACGACGGACCTGCAGACGCAAGTCGACCTCGCGCAGAAGAGGGTCGACGACTTGATTGCCAAGGCGCGCCAGGATGCGGCCCAATATGACGCGGACGAGAAGGAGAAGGTTGAGTCGTCGGCGCGTTTCAAGGAGCAGAAGGAAGCCGAAGACGCCGCCACCCGTAAGAAGGCGCTCAATGACATTATGAGCGGCATGCGGGACCAGCAGGCGCTCGAGCACGAAACGGCCAAGCTACACGAGCAGGACCTGGCTGTTCAAAAAGCCATTGCCGAGCTGCGCGTCAAGTCCCCGACCGCGACGCAGGCAGACGTTGACGCACTGTCCGCCTTCGTGCGTCAACAGGTTGAGTCCGAGCAGCACTGGAAGGCGCGCATAGAACTCTCGAAGCAGATGACCGCACTCGCGACGCAGGAGGCCGAGGCCGAACGGAAAGCCGGTGATGAGGCCCAGAAGCGGAGCGACAAGATCATCGAGTCCCAGCACAGCATCGGTGTCGGGTACGACGAACAAATCAAGCAGAATGCGCTGCTGCTCGAGGCCGCCAAGGTTAGCAACGAGAACTATCAGGTTGAGGCGAAGTACCTCGAGATTATCAACAAGTACCGCGCCGACGGCGTCCCGCTGGTCGGTGCTGAGTTGGACGCCGCCCGCAAGGAAGCCGAAGTCCTTGTCAAGCAGCAGAACCAGCTCGCCAACCTCTCGAAGGATGACAAGGGCTATAAGAAGGACGCAATCCAGGGCGTGAAGGACATTGGCAGCGAACTCGAGAACGTGCTGCTGAAGCAGGAGAAGATGAGTGACGCCTTCACAAACATCGAGCAGCAGCTCCTGAAGTTGGGCACGGACGCTCTTGTTCTCAAGCCCCTGGAGAATGCCTTTACCGGCGCCATCAACGGCGCGACGGGCAGCGGCACAGACTGGATCAGCAGCTTCGCCAGTAAGCTCTTTGGCAGCAGTGGTGGCGGCGGAGATAGCAGTGGCGGTGCGCTTGCCTGGTTAGGCAATCTGTTCTCGGGTAGCAGCGGCTCGACCGGTGCGATGTCCGATGCCTTCGGCGCAGGCGGCGGTATGTTCGCCGGGCCGCACGCAAGCGGCGGCGACGTCACGCCGCCATATTACTATCGCATCAACGAGAATGGCGACGAGCTGTTCCGTCCAAACGTGCCAGGCTCGGTTATCCCGGCTGGTGGCGGTGGAGGTGGGATGCAACAACCGCCGCAAGCGCCGGTCGTCCACATGACCATCGTAACGCCGGACGCCAATAGCTTCCGCCGGTCGCAGAGCCAGACTGTCGGTCAGCTGGCTGGCAGCTTGGCGATGAATCGCATGAGGAACCGCTGACATGCCAGCCGGATTTATCGAGCAGCAGTTCCCGCCGAAGATTAGCCGTGGCGCCACGGGTGGACCGAACTTCAACACGCAGGTCATCATCTCCGGCGGTGGTTGGGAGCAGCGCAACATCCGTTGGGCATTTCCGTTGGCGAGCTATAACATCTCCACGGACTTGAAGCAGCCGGCGGACTTTGCGGCGCTGACCGCATTTATCCGCGGCGTCGCCTTTGGCCGCGCCTTCGGCTGGCGCTTCAAAGATTGGGCGGACTACACCGCCACCGGTCAGTCAACCGTCGGCGTTGTCGATGGCACGAATCACGTGTTCGCGTTGCAGAAGGTCTACAACTTCGCGGGCCTGACGTTTACGCGTCCAATCAAGAAGCCGGTCGCCGGCACCGTTGTGATGTACGACAACGGCGCGGTGGTCAACCCGCTGAACTACAGTGTCGCCACGGCAACGGGGCTTGTGACGTTTACCGCCGCCCCGCTTGCTGGTCACGTTATCACGTCGGACTTCCAGTTCGACGTCCCAGCCCGCTTTGACAGCGATTACCTCTCGAGCAGCTGGGACACACAGACACTCCTCCGCATGTCCAACGTTGCGGTCATGGAGATCCGTGTATGAAAAGCATCAGCGCGCCGATGCTGGCGCACATCGGCCAGCCGGTTACCACACTCGCGACATGCTGGAAAGTGGTGCGGCTGGACGGCGTCACCCTTGGGTTCACGGACCTGGACGTCGACATCGCGTTCACAGACGGCGTGACCTACATGGCGCGGACGGGGTTCAACCGCAGCGCCATCAAAGGCAAGTCCGATATGTCCGTCGACAACTTGGAAGTTGACGGGCTGCTGGACTCGACTGCGCTGAAGGACAGCGACCTGCGCGCCGGCATCTACGACTTCGCTTCGGTCGAAATCTTCCTCGTGAACTGGCAGGACTTGACCATGGGCAAGATTATCTTGCGCCGTGGTCTCCTCGGACAGGTGCAGCTCAAGGACTCACAGTTCATTGCAGAGGTCAACGGTCTCACGCAGTATCTCCAGCAGCAGTACCTTGAGGTCTACAGCGCCGACTGCCGCGCGGACTTCTGCGATGCCCGGTGCGCTCTCAACAGGGCGACTTTCACCGACACCGGCATCGTGACAGCGGTCACCGGGCCGCGTCGCACCATTGTTGCCACCCTCAGCAACCTTACGCGCCCGAACGACTGGCACACGAACGGTGAGCTGACGTGGACGTCCGGCCTCAATAACGCCGCTGTCCAGGAGGTGCGCCTATTCCAAGCCCCTGGCACATTCGTCCTCTATCTCCCATCCGGCTTGGACATCCAAGTCGGAGACACGTTCTCCATCCTAACCGGCTGTGATATGTCGGCAACAACTTGCACGGACAAGTTCAACAACATCATTAACTTCCGTGGCGAGCCGTTTGTGCCGGGACAAGACGCCATGATGCAGACTCCCAATGCCTTCTAGGTCGGACGTTATTCGCGAGGCCCGCAGCTGGATCGGCGTGCCGTTCCGGCACCAGGGGCGCAATCGCCGCGGCGTCGATTGCATCGGTCACGTGCTGCTGGTAATGAACGCTCTCGGTCTGGAGCTGGACGACCAGGCACGTGAGGCGCTAGAGCGCCCGAAGTACGGGCTGCGCCCGAATGGGCACCAGCTTGTGCGCGCGTGCGAGGCCAACGGTGAGGCGGTGCCAAACGGTGAGCACCTTCCCGGCGACGTCGTCATCATGGCGTGGCACAAGTTCCCGATGCACATTGGGTTTTTGGGCGACCTCTACGGTGACGTAAAGTCCGAGGGACCAATGTCCCTCATTCACTCTTATAGTGACATGGGCAAGGTCGCCGAGCACACCTTCAGCCGGGAGTGGTCGCGGCGGGTGCGCGCAACGTTTCGTCTCAAAGGGGTTTAGTCTTTGGCAACCCTAGCGTTTGCCGCCGGCGGCGCGGCTATCGGCAGCTACTTCGGCATGCCCGGCCTCGGCTGGACAATCGGCATGATGGTCGGCAGCATGCTGTTCCCGCCGACGGGGCCAAGCTCGGACGGCCCGCGCCTGGCCGACCGCACCGTCCAGACGTCGACCTACGGCCTACCGATCCCGGTCGTGTTCGGCGCGCAGCGCATCGCCGGTAACGTCATCTGGGCGACCGACATCGTTGAGCAGAAGGTCACGACCGACGCCGCCGGAGCTGGTAAGGGCGGCCTTGGTGGCAGCGGCGGGAAGAACTCAACCTATAACTACTATGGCAACTTCGCCGTAGCGCTGTGCCGCGGCCCGGTCCAGGCCATTGGTCGCATCTGGCTCGACGCAAAGCTGATGACCGAGGGCTCGGTGCCGCCGCCGACTCTCAGCGGTCCGTTGCTCGTGACCA